AAGTGTTTTCAACTGAATTAAACGCTGCTTTATTTGCAGCTGCGTCAGGTCCAACTATTCCAGTGCTTCGCTCTTGCTGGTAAAAATTTAAACTAGTTGACGCTATTCTAAGAACTTCTTGAAAGTCTCTGTTTAAGTTTTCAGAGATACTAGTTTCTTTAGACGCTAAGTCATTATGCAAACGCTCAAATGTATCTGGCGTTAATCTAGCACGGTTATTGTTCATATCAGCAGATAGAGTGCCGTCACTTACTCCGAGGTCCATTCTTATAGCTGTTTCAATAGTTGCGACGAGACTTAGATCGTCTGTTGAAGAAAACCTTCTCACAGATCTATCAGCGGCCAAGGCTGTATCAAGGTTAGTGATGTTTTTTGGTTTGGAATTAAAATATGTGTCTGTTCGCAAGAAGTCGGACAACACACGCTGCACTTTTTGCACTGGTATATTGAGCCGTCCATTATCGTCAGCATCTACTCTTGGGAAAGAAGTACCGTCAACCTGGTACTCGTTGATAAGCCGATCTCTAATCGTGCCTTTCATTGCATCTGAAATTTGGACATTTAATGAAACACCAAGATTTGTTAATCGGTTAAGGGTTATTGTGTTTTTGTCAGGGTCTAATTCGCTAGACTGAATAACACTCATCATTCTGGTAGTTGCAGTTGCAGATAATTTATCAGCGTCTTTTTGCGCTGCTTCTTGGACCCTTTGCAAAGAAGCCGCTCTATTCAGAGATTTACTAACAATTCGTATCGCTTCGCCAGGGTTTATGGAAAGAAGCATTTGAGCGGTATATTGCCCATTGTTGTTTTCATTGTATCTAAGTGCGAACTCAAAATTGGCTTTTGCAGTTGCGTCTTCTGGTTTTGCAAGAAAAGTCTGATACGTAGTGATTAGTCTGTTTAAATTAAGTGCTCTTTGCGCACTGCTTCCCGTGTAAGCATCAGCCAGATTTTCAGCTACTTTTTCGCGTATTTCAGTTGGTATTTGCTGTACTAAACCTGGATTGATTAAACCGTTATTTGCAGCCCGCTCTAAAGCCTGTTCAACTGTTGCCAGATCCATATCAAAGTTATCAGGCAGGGCATTAATATTAGAGTAAACGTCTACGAGAGATTCAGCTCGTTGCTTTGTTGATGCAGCAAAGTTTGCCTCTATTCGATCAGCAATATTCTCACTAAGTTGGAACTTTGCATTGCTTGACGCAATTTTGAACTCGTCCTCAAACAGCTGCTTACTTGCGCGGGAGCCACCCTCAAACCAGTTGGGCAGTTCTTGTAACAGACGCTCCCTAATGCCGTCCATGCCCCGATCCCACTTGGACTTTCCATCTTTGCCAATTTTTAAAACAGTAGTATCATTGCCTCTTTTGTATTCAGAGAGTAAATCGCGGATACCTTCTTTAGCTCCAAAGATAGCATCGTTGCGCTGGGTTTCATCCAGCATCTTATACTGCATTTCTGCGTATGATCCGACTTCTGCGATAGCTGTTTGTAACACCTTACCTTGCTCTGCAATTGCCCTTGGTCCAGCCATACTGTAACGCGCAGAGATAGATTGCCCTGGGCTTTCTCTCGTAAGAGAGGCCTGGCTTTCATAAATGGGTATTTTCATCTATGTTTTCCTATTAAGAGAAAAGGTTCGTATTATAAGCAGCTTTAAAGCCGCCACCAATCCCTGAGATTAGGCTGGCAGTTCCTTGGCTTCTTAAAGCAGCTGCTTGAGAGCCACCTTCCATTCGTGACATTTCCGCGCTTAACCTGACACCTTCTTGAGCATCTGTGATTTTCATATTTGTGACGGCATTGTTAAACTCTGCCACCTTTACATCATACTCAAACTCACGCGCATTCTGTCTCAAGATTCGCATTGGTGTGCCTGATGTGATCGCAATGCCACCGCCACCAAACCCGGCCACGACAGTTCCTTGAGTTCCAGAAAAACGATACCTAGCCCGCTTTTCATCTAGCAGAAGATTAGCGTTTGTGATCTTTCGCGTATTTTCTAGGATAGTAAGATCGCGCTCAATAATTTGTGCGTTCTTTTCACCCACTGCTTTAGCTGCCGCCGCTGCACGATCAGATGTTTTTTTTGCAGCAATCCCGCCAGCAATATTGCTAGCCACCATCGCAAAAGCTACTAACGGATTGAATACGATTTTTGGCTTTAATGGGTTAAGGCCAAGAAGATCGTTAAAGGTTTGCATATAAAATCCTATATATCAAAGGTGTTAAGGCGTGGGAATATTGCGAGAACGGTTAGCGGCAAAGGCTGAGATTGCTGGATGTAAATTTTGGCATCGTCATCAAAGCCCCCAGGAAACGTGATTTCTTTGTCGCCAGTATAAAGCGGTATGGCTGTATCCATATCCATTGAATCATCCCTAAAGAAGATCCGATCTACATTTGTGGCATCAGTGCCAATTTCTGCACCAACCGTTTTGTCAAATCTGATTGTTAATGCATGAATGCGCTTTGGTTTACCCTGGCTCGTGCCATCAACAGATCCAGCTTCAAGGCGAAGGGTTTGCATCTTTGATGTGTAGCCCAGACCTATTGCAGCGGATGTAACGTCAAAGTCAAAACTGATCCCGCCAGCTGCTACTGTTTTGTCTGGATGTGTCGCGCCATTGGCTAAGATCGTCATGGCCTGGCCTTCAAGGTGAAACAAAGCGTTCACGCTGCTTATTGCAGAACCTGTGTAGGTCAGGCCACTGTCTACGAAAAACGCAGAGCTTGAAGCCGTGCCAAACGCAAATGGTTTAAGAACTTCGACATATCTTTTTGTCAGACTGTTGATCGTCCTTTTGACAACCATGTAAAGCTCATCCTCGCCAGAGTCAGTGGGTAGTGTAATGATGCTTTCCACAACAGCCTGACCAGTGCCAAACACCCCACCGATAATGTGACGATGCCAGGCATAAACATCTTCTTCTCTTCGATAGGTGAGGCCAAGCAATGTACCGTCTGTGCGTCGAGCCCAAACAACGCTCTCGGGTTCTTGCTGATAGGCAAATTCTAATATGCCACCTTCTGTCAGATGCTCTGATAAAATTGTTATATCTGGAGCGGTGTATGCATCCTGGTTAACATCCCCGCTGTATTTAAACTCCCGCACCTTGCGAGATCCTCGCTGGGCAAAGAGCGTCACATCTGCAACTTGAACAGGCTCGGCATCTGTTGTGCCGTAGTTGCTGTACTTTCTAATTACCGTTGTTGTCGGTGTCACGGGACCATTGTTGCGCGTAGTCAAAACATATTCACCACCACTTGTTCCGATTGTTAGAACTCTGGTGGCTGATAAGTACCTGATTGCATTAACTTTATTCGACGCAATAGTGTAGATAAGTGCATCATCGTCATTCGTGCCGACAGTAAAATTATTATAATCTGCGCTTTTACTAAACCACAGTGTTTGTGGTCCGTTGTTGGTTGCTCCGAATACCAGCCTTTGCTCAAAGAAAGAAACGACAGATGGGTAATTATTTGTACCAGTGTTTAATGCCGGGTTTGGACTGCCGGAAATTGATGGCGTTGCAAAAGTCCAGGCATTGTGGTCCGTGCGTGATAGAGTGCGAATAGCATAGGTTGGATGTACGAAGTACATAACATCAGCTGATTGCACATACCGTAGATTATCTAGATCTGCCGAAACATAAGGTGTGGCAATTTCATATATTTCAGCTGTTGTAACGCCCGAGTCAAATGTGGTGAACCCGGTTGAATTAATTGCTGCACCATGCAGATCTGTGAGTGTGAACGTATTTGTTGTACTGTTTGCCACTCTGTAGTTTCTTGATTTGAGCTCAGTCATCGCGCCTGAGTTGCTTAAGAATACTTCATCGCCGTTTGAATAGCCGTGGCTACTGCTTGTTAGTACGGCGGGGTTAGCTTTTGTTATCGCGCTAATCGTTTTAGCCGCTGATAAAACTTGAAGCCCATTGCGAAACACCCGCATGTACTGATTGCCAAATTCTAGAGCGTAGGTATCGCTGGTTTTAAACTCAAACGCTACGAGCCTAGTTGCATTAGCAGATGTTTTGACCTCACCAAGAAACTCTGTGCCAGGTCTTCTAGTTACTCCACCATGCGGATGGACGATCATATTCTCTAAAATGCCAAGACCTTCTCGGTACTTATCAATACTGACACGGCCCTCAAGGCGTGGGCTGATCTCGCCAGCTGTAAATGTACTGAGTGCCGGGGCAGATCTCGCCATTACATTCTCGCCTGGATAAAGTCAGATGCCTCTATTCGATCTGGAGCACCTTCTGTTCCATCAACAAAACGAGCTTCTGAAAGCTTTTGATTGTAGAGAGCAAATTTTTGATTTTCTAAGGATGTTGAGCCAGCCAGTGTATAGCATATTTCATAAGCCAATCTTGCAGCTAATACGTCTATGAGGTTTGCGTCATATTCATTTGGGTCAGTGACTCTGCCAATGTATTTGATCTTTGCTGTACCCTCATCAGTGACAAGCTTGCGCCCTTCTATGACAAAGACAGGACCGCCTGTATTATTAAACATATTATCACGGGGATAATTAAGTGAGCCATTTGAGAACTCCAAAACTCTGAGGCAATACGGATCTGTTGGCAGTGCATATTGCTTTGAGTAGCCAAATGCTGGAGCTTCTGTTTCTTGGGCAAGCTCCACTCTTTTGATAAGACAGTTCCAAGGGTGAGCTCGGAATACAGTATCCCTGACAGATGCGTACTTTTGATTGATAACCCGAGCTGGCTTTGAGTTTTCATCAAGTGCAGTGATCTGCGTTGCACCAATAGATATCAGCGCAAAATTAGCAATGTCTACAACTGAGGTCATGCCTTAGCCTTGTTTTTGTTTATCAACGAAATGCGTTTAGCTTTTTTCTTTGCATCTGCTTTGGATGATGCACCCCAGGCCCTAAGAGAAAGAAGCAAGCGTGTTGGCTTACCGTCTTTGTCTTTTTCTGGGCCTGAGTTGTTTCCCATGCGCGCCAGGAAAGAAGCGCGCCTGGGATTGTTTCCCGACGATACTGGTGGCTTAAGATTGCCAGAAGCCGAAGCTCTCCCTTTGGCGTTGAGCCCGCCTTTAGGATTTTGACCTTCTTTTCGCTGCCACGCCGGGGTCTTAGCCATTAGTCAACCGAGTATTTGATTGTGACTTCGACTGTTCCAGTTCCAGCACCGCCAGCTAGTGTGGCTGTGACGGCAACACCATCTGCATTGGTGTCAGTTTCAGTTCCGCTTCCAAGGGCAAGCGTTGCCAAAATATCCACTTTCTGCGCGCTGGTTGACGCTGCCGCTGCTTTGTATGCAGCCGCTGCCGCGCTTACCGCTGTACCAGCTGCATTAACGTGCGCAGCATAGCCAACTGACAAGGTTGTTCCAGAGCCCATTGCATCATGTGCAAGTGATCCTTCCACCAATCTCGCTCCATCAGGTAAGATAAACAGTTCGATTACCTCACCCGCTGAAAGAGATGCAGCTTCGTAAACGCCGTGAGCAATGCGAACTCTGCCGCCCAGCTCATTAGCTTTGTTCATCACGGGCGGTGTGGCGCGTGAGTTAGTGCGTTGTGTTGAATAAACAGTACCCATTTTTTATACTCCTATTCCGTACACGCGATTTCGATGACTTTAGCCTCTTCCATCCGAGTGCTGCCCAAAGTCTGGCAGTAGTACACTTGTGTAGAATAGGATTTGTCAGCGCGCTCATCGATCCGAGCTTGTGGCTCTTTACCGATTGCAAGCTTAAGACCGTCAGAGGCAAAAGCGATAACCTGGCGATTACCATTTGCATCTGTAGTTAAGCGATTGCTTACGATGAAGTTAAAACCAACGAACTGGTTCAACTCACCTTGGGCCAAAGCTTTGACGGTGTTAAAATCGCTTGATGTCACAGTTGTAGAACCTAACAGATCAGAGATTTGCTTTGGTGACACAACGATGTGACGGGTGATTGATGGATCAACAGAACCAGCATCTAGTAGTTCTTTTGCACTTAGAAGCTTGGCGAGTGTTAGCCCGGCTGAACCGTGTGCAATTTTATTACCAGCGGGAAGAGCTACAGTTGTAGATCCATCCTTTCCAGTACTGCTAGAACCTAGCGCAGCTGCTATGATTACGTCATCCATGCTCCGCGCCATAGCACTGGCGGCAGCTTTGGAATAACTACTTGTGGGGTCAACAAGTAAGCGGATTTTATCTGAATCATCGATTAAATCAGCGTATTCATAGTCGTTAAGGGTTACCATTCTACGAGAGTGTGGTGTCTCGTTTAGCGGTGTATCCCCATGCCGGGTTGTTCTGAGCGTAGCCGAGGCTTGCCCAATTTGGTCAAA